TGCTCAGTTAGCTATTAGACTTGCAGCTCAACAAAAAGGTGAGCGAGATATTAGCGTAGTTCGGATGCAAGCTGCTGAAAACCAAAGACAGTTACAAGTTAAGTTATATGCTGACCTAGATGCTTTACAACAAAAATATATCTCTGGAGCTATTAGTAGAGAGAAACAGTTAGCAGAGCAACAAAGATTAATGCAACAGTTTCAGACTCAAAGTCTACGAGCTGCTAGAGGTATTCCTGCTGAAGTTACTAGAACACATGAGAATCTACTCATCCATGTTGGTAAACTAATCATCTCTTACCAAACTTTACGGACTGTACTTGGACAAGCTTGGCAAGGTATTACTTCTATTCCCAAGATAGGTATTGAACTTGACTCAGTAAGAGCATCTTTAGAAGCTACTATGGGAAGTTCTGCGGGAGCTGCTAGTGCTATTAAAGCTTTAGATGCTGAAGCTCAACGTACAGGCATTAGTTTAAGTGTTCTAAGAGAAAACTTTAAAGGATTCCAAGCTTCTACCTCGCTTGCAGGTCAAAGTATGGAGTCAACATGGAGAATGTTTACTAACTTAAATACAGTAATTACAGGTCTACATCTAAGTGCCGATAAAGCTAACGGTATCTTTATAGCTATGGCTCAGATTTTCAATAAATCTAAAGTACAATCTGAAGAATTAGTTAAACAGTTAGGTAACTTACTTCCTGGAGCTTTTGCTAGTATGGCAGCTTCTATGAACATTCTTCCTTCAGAACTTACTAAAAGAATGAAAGAAGGAACTGTATATGCTAAAGATGTTATGGAAAACTTTATTGCATATATGAAAGATAGATTTGCCCCAGCTTTTGTTATAGCAGCTGAAAGTTTAAATGCTAATATTGGTAGAATGTATAATAGTTTTACTAGATTAGGAGAAGCTATCTATCAATCTAGTTCTGGTCCTATGAACTCTTTCGTGAAAGGAGTTGCAGATATGACTGACCATGTAACTAGACTTGTAACAGGAGTTGACCAACTTAGTGAAGCCTTTAAGATAGGTTTAAAAGTTGCAGTAGGTATGGTAGCTTTAGAGTTTGCAGCTCTAGCAGTTAAGATTTTAGAAGCTAGTGCCGCTATTAGAGTTTTAGGAGCAGCTGCTATGTTCTTAGGTGGTCCAGTAACAGCTGCTATTGCTGCTATGGCTGGTGGCTTTGCTTATTTTACAGCAGAAGCTAATAAAGGTAGAGATGCTTTAGAAGCTTTACGAGATGTACATGATGATGTTTTAAAAACTCAAATTGAGATAGATAAACTTAGAAGTAAAAGTAAAGTTGACGAAACTCCTTTAGAAGTTAAAGTATCTGAAGACCCTAATGTTATTAGAATTAATAAAAAAATAGAAGATGCTAAAAAGAAATTAGAAGATGTTAGAAAACAAGGAAACATCTTTGAAGAAAATAGTATGCGCAGTAGTAGTGCTGCTGCTTTGGCTAAAGGTGAAGCTGACATTAAAGCTTTAGAAACTCAAAAGAAAAATGTAGAAGAGTTAGCTAAAACAGCTATTGAAACTGAAAGAGTAGCTGAAAAAGAAAGAATAGCTACTGCAGCTAGAGTAGAATTATCTGCAATAACTGAAAAGTATTCTGCTAATTTAGGTAAATATGCTAAAACTGCCGAAGAAGCAGCTGCTTTTGGGACTAAATCTGTAAAAACAGATGTTTGGAAAAATGACTTTAATACTCTTGAAAAAGTTATTAAATCTTATACTACTCTTAAAGAACTTCAAGATAAAATTACAGCTGAAAAAAGACAACCTACTAGAGCTGAAGAACTTCAATTAGCTACTATGCCTTCAGCTGAAAAGTTTAAAGAAGCTCAACTTGACAGACAAGTTATGTTAGAAGATGTCTCAAGAGCTGAAGCTGAGTTTGCTAGACGCTTTAATGAAAAAGGTAAAGTAGCTGCTAATAAAGCTGCTAGTGAGCGTCTTAAAGGTATTAAAGAAGAGATTAAAGAAGTACAACAATACCAACAAACAGCTGCTAATGATGCTGAAAATAGAATTAACGAACTTAACTCTGAAAATGACCGTAAAGTTTTATCTTTTGAGGATTATTTAAGACGTAAACAGGAGATTCTTGATAAAGATTATAAAGCTGAAAAAGAACACTATGAAAAACAAAGAGCTTTAGCTGAAAGTTCTGGTGATAAAGGTTTAGTTGTCAAAGCTGACGAAAGACTTAAACGTCTTGAACAAGACTATCAATCTAAGTCTAAAGTAGCTGCAGATGAAACAGCTACTAGTATGAATGAGTATGAAACTAACTTAGCTAATATTCACCAACAGTATCAAGACATTTTAGGTATTGAAAGAGATTCTGTAGAGATTACTAAAGTTAAAGTTGAACTTTTAAACCGTCAACTTGAAGCTGAGATTAGAGAAGGCGGAGAAGCTGGAGCTAAAGCTGCTAGACTTAAAGAAGAATTAGTTATTCTGAATGAAGCTAAAAATCTTAAATCTAAGATGGCTATCTATGATAGAGAAACAGCTACTGCAGAGAAGATTCATGGTGATGCTATAAGTAGGATTAATGAGTTACAGTCAGCTGGGCAGTTAAATGATTTATCAGCTGCTATGGCTAAAACTGAAGCTAACCAAAAACTTCTAGCTATAAGAGAGAAAGATGTAACTTTAGCTAAAGAAGCTTTAGATTTAGCTAGAGAGGAAGCTAGACCAGCTGCCCAGGACAAATACGATATAGCTAAACAAAAACTTGAAAGTTTAAAACTAACTGCAGATGCTACTGGGCAGTTTATAGAGCAATCTTTAGGTAGTGCTTTTGAAAGTTCTTTCCAAGGTTTAATTACTGGAACTATGAATGCACAACAAGCTTTCAAGAGTTTTGCAGCTAGTATTGTTTCAGATATTGCTAAGATTATTGCGCAAGAAGCTAGAAGTGCTATTTTAAGACCTATTATTGGAGCAGCCTTTAATGCTTTAGGAGGTCTATTTAGTTCTGGTCCTAGTGTTGCCGCAGGTAATTCTACAAGTTTTACCCAAACTATGCAAGGCAGTAATTGGATGACAGCTAAAGTAGCTAATGGTGGAGTTTTCTCTGGAGCTGGAATTTCAGCACACTCTGGCACAATGGTTAATTCTCCTACATTATTTCCTTTTGCAAAAGGTGTTGGTTTAATGGGTGAAGCAGGTCCAGAAGCTATTCTACCTTTAAAAAGAAATTCTCAAGGAAAACTAGGCGTTAGCGTAGATAATACTGGACAGCAAGGCGGCAGTAATATATACTATATCAACACTACAGTTAATGCTGGGTCAAATGCGTCTCCAGATTCTATAGCTAATAAAGCTTCTGAAGCTATTGTAAGAGCTATAGCTAGACAAGAGATTAACTCTGCAGCTAGACCTGGAAATAGACTTAACCAAGTAACTAAATACGGATAGGGTAATGACTACAGTAGCTATGCCAGTGGTTAATAAAATAACCTTAAATAGTTCTTTAAAGGTGGGATTTAGTCAAATCTCAGCTAAGTTTGGAGATGGTTATGAGCAAATAGCTCCTAACGGGCTAAACAATACAATGGACACTTGGGATATTGTTTGGGGAGCTTTGACTACAACTGAATTTCAAACTGTCATAGCTGCTTTAAAGTCAGTAGGAACTTGGGGTATTATTACTTGGACTCCTTGTGACGAAACTGTACAGAAGAAGTTTAGAATCTCTGGAGACATTACTCGTACCCGTGAAGGAACTTTGTATAATGTTACTTGCACTATAAGACAGGTATTTGACGTATGACAATAGCTCAAGATGTTTTAAAGAATGAAGTCCCAGCTTTCATTGAGCTATTTGATATTGATTTATCTTCTACTAATGAAGCTAGTCTTGTAAATAGTGTTCTAAGATTTACTCCTATGACGGACGGAACTGACCTTTCTAACTTACATAATGTAATGTTTGGTGGAAATACTTATTACCCATTTCCTATTCAGTTATCTGGCTTATCTTTAAGTTCAGAAGGCGCGCCTCCTAGACCTCAACTTACTATAGCTAATATAGATAAATCTATAGGTGATTTTGTCTTTAAGTATGGTGATATTATAGGAACCACAGTAATTTATACTAGAACTTTTTCTCCTTACTTAAACACGTCTAATAAAATTTCATTACCACCTTTAAAATACTTTATAGCTAAAAAGCTTACTCACAATAAGAACCTCTTGTCTTTTGAGCTTAGAGATTTTAGAGATAAAGAAAGAGCTATGTTACCTAAAAGACAGATGTTAAAGAAGGATTTTCCTGGACTTGGGATTAATAAATATGTCAGATAAGATTATACTTAGTGAGCTGCAGTTGCAGCAGATAGAAGATGCTACTCTACAAGCTTATCCTAATGAAATGTGTGGCTTCTTAACAGCTGAGGATTTTATCCCAGTTACTAACATCTCAGACAGACCTCAAGAGTCTTTCAAGATTGATTCAGTTGATTATATAAAATGGTATAAACAAACTATAGCTATTGTTCACTCTCACACAAGAGAAACTAGAAAAGCTGAACTATTTGATTTAAGAACTCCAAGTTATGCTGATTATGTAGGGCAAAAGAAAACTGCAAAACCTTGGCTTATTGTTGGGTGTGAGGGTATGAGTGTCAGTGACCCTATTCAATTTCCAAGAGTTAGGTCAAATGTTTATATTGGTAGAAGGTTTCAATGGTTTCTAAACGACTGTTATAACTTAGTTCAAGATTTCTATTGGTTTGAACTAGGTATTGACCTTCCAGAAGCTAAAATAACACCAGACTATGATAAGTTAAGAGTTTTTGACGGAATCTTTGATATTTACTTAGAAG